GGGCGGGCCCCACCCGCAAAAAAAACAAAAAAAAATAACGCCCGGATTTCCGGGCGTTATTCTTAAGACTATTCTGATACTATTTCTAGGTCTTCAAGTGAGTTGTCATTTCCAGTCATGTAGTTGGCCTTGAACTCGCACTCCTGTATTGATGTCCCTGTTTCTTGGAACAGGGAACATGCAACAGTTTCAGTTAAATTAATATCTTCATTCATATTAATTAACTCCTTTTGACTTAACACTGTTCTCAACTACTCTCATTATTTTTCTCATAAAAGCATTTCTAGTTTTATATCCGACATTTGTTTTATATCCGATATAAGTTTTAATAAATGTTTTAAGTGAGTCTTTTGTGAAATCACCAAGTAGAAAGTTTTGATTACATTGTTTTCCAAACATTAATCTGAAAACAATTTCATCAACGTTTTCTTTAGTGACCTCATTCATATCAATTGCCATCATTACAAAAGCGAATTGAGATGTTTCTTTATGCTCTATGTCAGTGAACTTATCCGCACCAGCTAAGCTAGTGTAGTTGTAAGTTAGTGCCATGTTTTACTCTCTCTTTCTGTTTCGTTAAGTAAATATAGATTATCAAATCAATTACTTGAGTATATAAAATAACGCACTGACTTGTGCGTGGCAAATGTGCAACGCTATTAGTAGTGGTATGGAACTAACTTTATAGTTGCATGCCTAATAAATACATGTGGGCGGGTCCCACCCAAGGAAGAAAACCCAAACCGATTTCGATTTAACTTTAAATCAAAGAGGGGGGAGGGGTTAAAACAAAAATAGGGATCCTAAGCTTACCCTTTAGTGCTGGATTTACACACCCGGGTAGGGTATAAACTTTGTAAGGTACCATAATAAGATATTATGCTAGATATTGAAAAAATAAAAAATGCAAATAATATTGCTGATCCAAAAATTAGAAAGCAATTAAAATTAGACTTCTTAGCTAAGGTTAAAAAAGTAAAAGATAAAGCTATTCGTTCTGATTTTTTAACATTTGTAAAATACATTTGGCCAGATTTTATAGAAGGGACCCATCATAAAACTGTATCAGATAAATTTAATAGATTACAATCTGGAGAATTAAAGAGACTCATAATCAACATGCCCCCTAGGCATACTAAATCTGAATTTGCTTCCTACTTTCTACCTGCTTGGATGATAGGAAATAGTCCTAAATTAAAAATAATTCAAGCAACCCACACAGCAGAACTTGCAGTACGTTTTGGTCGTAAAACAAAAAACTTAATTGACTCAGCTGAGTATAGAGAAATATTTAATACAAGATTACAAGAAGACTCAAAAGCTGCGGGGCGCTGGGAAACTGATCAAGGTGGCGAGTACTTTGCTGTCGGAGTCCAAGGTGCGGTGACCGGTAGAGGTGCTGACTTGCTCATCATCGATGATCCACACTCAGAACAAGATGCTTATTCACAAACGGCATTTGAGAAAGCATACGAGTGGTATACTTCAGGACCTCGTCAACGTTTACAACCGGGTGGACGTATAGTTTTAGTTATGACAAGATGGTCAACAAAAGATTTAACAGCACAACTAATCAAGGCCCAAGCAGCAGAAGATAAAGCGGATAAATGGGAGATCGTAGAATTTCCTGCAATTCTTCCATCAGGTAAACCCGTGTGGCCAGAATATTGGAAGCTATCAGATTTACTTGCAGTCAAAGCATCAGCAGGTATTTCAAAATGGAATGCTCAGTATATGCAAGATCCAACTGCAGAAGAAGGATCATTAATTAAAAGAGAATGGTGGAGAGATTGGACTGAAGAATATATTCCACCTTTAGAACATGTCATTCAATCTTATGATACGGCATTTATGAAAAAAGAAACTGCGGATTATTCTGCAATCACTACATGGGGTGTTTTTAGAATGAATGAAGACTCTCCACAAAATTTAATTTTATTAGATTCAAGAAAAGAACGATTGGAGTTTCCTGATCTAAGGCGCCTGGCCCACGAACAATATAACTATTGGAATCCAGATACAGTATTGATTGAGGCTAAGGCTTCAGGACTTCCATTAACTTATGAACTTAGACGAATGGGAATACCCGTTGTAAATTTTTCACCTTCTAAAGGTAATGATAAACACACCAGAGTAAATTCTGTTGCACCTCTATTTGAATCAGGAATGATATGGGCTCCAAAATCTAAACAATTTGCACAAGAGGTTATTGAAGAATGTGCTTCCTTTCCTTTTGGAGATCATGATGACCTTGTAGATTCAATGACTCAAGCTGTTATGAGATTCCGTCAAGGTGGCTTGATTTCACACCCAGAAGACTATATAGATGAACCAACACCTTTAGATGATAATAAGATTTATTATTAATGAAAAAATTAACAACAACTATACCACCTTTAAGAGGACCCAACCCACAGGGGTTGAATGTTTCAACTAAAAAGGTTATCATAGTAAACTCAAGGAATTTAAATGGCAACAATAGACAAATCACTTCCAAACGAAGTTAGACACTCAATTGAAATTGGTGGCAATCCTAAAGAACAGGAACTTAGCACACCGATGCCTGATATTAATAGCACGGAAATAACTCCAACAGAAGATGGTGGAGTTGAAGTTAACTTTGAACCTGGAGCTGTTAATAAAGCGGATTCAGAAAACCATTTTGATAATCTAGCAGAACTTTTACCAGATGATATTTTAGATCCTATCGGAGCAGAACTTTATGATAATTATTCAGAATACAAATCATCAAGACAAGATTGGGAAAAAGCTTATACAGACGGTTTAGATCTTTTAGGATTTAAATATGAAAATAGAACCCAACCTTTTAAAGGTGCATCTGGAGCAACTCATCCAGTTCTTGCAGAAGCCGTAACTCAATTTCAATCTTTAGCTTACAAAGAATTATTACCTGCTGATGGTCCTGTAAGAACTCAAGTCATTGGATTAAACACAAGAGAAAAAGAAGATCAATCTAATCGTGTTAAAGACTTTATGAATTTCCAGATTATGGATGTCATGAAAGAATATGAACCAGAGTTTGATCAAATGTTATTTTATTTACCTTTATCAGGATCTACATTTAAAAAAGTTTATTATGATTCTTTGATGCAAAGAGCGGTATCTAAATTTATCCAGGCGGAAGATTTAGTAGTTCCATATAATGCAACTTCTTTGGATGATGCAGAAGCAATTATGCATGTTCTTAAGATATCAGAAAATGATTTACGTAAACAACAGGTTGCAGGATTTTATAAAGATATAGATTTAAGTGAGCCAAGTAATACTGTAGAAAATCCATTAGAGAGAAAAGAAAAACAATTAGAAGGAATTCGTAAAGGTAAACAAGAAGATGTATTTACTTTAATTGAATGTCATGTCAATATAGATCTTGAGGGTTTTGAAGATCGAAGTCCCGAAGGGGAAATAACAGGAATTAAACTTCCTTACATTGTAACGATAGAAGAAAACTCTCGTGAGATATTATCAATAAGAAGAAACTTTAATGCCAAAGATCCATTAAAGCAAAAGATACAATATTTTGTTCATTTTAAATTTTTACCTGGTTTAGGTTTTTATGGATTTGGTTTAATCCATATGATTGGTGGATTATCACGTACTGCAACAGCAGCACTTAGACAATTATTAGATGCAGGAACTTTATCTAATTTACCAGCAGGATTTAAACAAAGAGGAATTAGAGTTAGAGATGATGCACAACCTATTCAACCAGGCGAGTTTAGAGATGTAGATGCTCCTGGAGGAAATCTAAGAGATGCATTTTTACCATTACCATTTAAAGAACCTTCACAAACATTACTACAATTAATGGGTATTGTTGTTCAAGCAGGACAAAGATTTGCATCAATAGCTGATTTAAATGTTGGTGATGGTAATCAACAAGCTGCAGTTGGAACTACCGTTGCTTTACTTGAAAGAGGAAGCAGAACAATGTCAGCTATTCATAAAAGATTATATGCATCTTTAAAACAAGAGTTTAAACTATTATCAAGAATATTTAGTTTATACTTACCACCAGAATATCCTTATGATGTTGTAGGTGGACAAAGAGTAATTAAACAAGCAGACTTTGATGATAAGGTAGATGTTATTCCAGTTGCAGATCCAAATATATTTTCACAAACTCAAAGAATTAGTTTAGCACAAACTCAATTACAATTAGCACAATCTAATCCTCAGATTCATAACTTATATGAAACATATAGAAAAATGTACGAAGCATTAGGTGTAAGAGATATTGATAAAATTTTAAATGTTCCTCAAAAGCCAATGCCAAAAGATCCAGCTCAAGAACATATTGATGCATTAGGTGCTCAACCATTTCAAGCATTTAGAGGACAAGATCATAGAGCTCACATGACTGCTCATTTAAATTTTATGGAAACAAACTTTGCAAGAAACAATCCAATGATTATCGGTGCATTACAAAAAAATATTTTAGAACATATTTCTTTAATGGCTTTGGAACAAGTTGAATTAGAATTCCGTGAACAGATACAACAGATACAACAACTATCACAAAATCCTCAAATGGCACAAGATCCTCAAACACAAATGAATATTCAACAGTTTCAATTAAAAATTGAAGCTAGAAAATCAATTCTTATAGCTGAGATGATGGATGAGTTTATGAAGGAAGAAAAAAAGATTACTTCTCAATTTGATAATGATCCTTTGGCTAAATTAAAATCTAGAGAATTGGATATAACAGCTCAGAATAATGCTAAAAGAAACCAAGAAGCACAAGATAGATTAAACCTAGATAAAATGAGAGCTTTAATGAATCAATCAAATGCTAATGAAAAACTTCAACAAAATGAGGATTTAGCTAAGTTAAGGGCTGCTA